CATCCCTACGCAAAATTCATTCATAACGTATTTATGTGTGGAGCACCGAGTAGGATTTGAACCTACGGTTTTACGGATTTGCAATCCGTTGCATTGGACCTCTCTGCCACCGGTGCATTATAAACTACTAATACTTTTCCATTTATATTTCTTAGCGCAAATGATACTATTCTTTAGTGCTGCCGCGCAAGGAAATCTATGATTCTTTTTGAATCGCCAACCGTTCAAATAGAATGGCTTTAATACTCTATCACCATTCCAACAATTGCGTACTGTTTGAATATAACCTTCGGCTTCTAACTGATTACGCAACTTGGTGAACTCGTCATGGTCTTTGCTACTGTAACTTACAGCCTTGTCATAACCTTTAAGGATTTTGATAAGGTCATCGTGTGTAGGATTATTACGATCCTCGATGAAATCGTGTTCTGTTATAACATTTACATCGCAAATATATTCTTCGGGTATTGTGAAGTACATGATAAATCCTTTGGTGGAGAGAGTGGGATTCGAACCCACGGACCCACTTTCGTGAATCGACGGTTTAGCAAACCGCTCCCTTAGGCCTCTCGGGCACCTCTCCTAATCTTGGTGGAAGCGGTGAGATTCGAACTCACGGACCCTTTGCAGAATCTTCAGTTTTCAAGACTGACGGATTAAACCACTCTCCCACGCTTCCAATACTGGTGCCTCCGACAGGACTCGAACCTGTAACCAATGGATTATGAGTCCACTGCTCTAACCAATTGAGCTACAGAGGCTTATGATAAGGGGCACAACCTACGAATGAGGTGTGTGCTGTCGTTTAAGAATAAAATGAGGCGATACGCTGACATTGAGACAGTGCCGCCATTCCCCCTTTTTTATACTAACCATATTAAAGCATACTACTCATCGGCATACTACACCATTTGTCTGTTCGGCAGTATGCTTTAATATGGTGCCCGGAGCCGGAATCGAACCGGCACGCCGTTTTAGGGCGAGGGATTTTAAGTCCCTTGTGTCTACCTATTTCACCATCCGGGCAAAAATAATTTACTACAATTTTTAAAGAGCGTTGCTGATTTCTCAGCGTATATGCGTATTCTACACTAAATCTGATTATTTGTCAAGCCCCTCGTAAGTGCTTGTTTTCCATCAGATTTTGGCATCCCGCGAGGGATTCGAACCCCCTCCCACAGTTTTGGAGACTGTCATGCTGCCGTTAACACCAGCGAGATATTAAGTGTAGTATACGCTACTTACGATTTACTGTCAACCTACTTTATATTCGTAGTTGACCGTATTAGCATTTTCCTTTAACACTGACGCTCCATTGCGTAAATGAAAACGTTTAGCCATTTCAGTTTTAGGACTTAGTGTTACAAAACGTGTAATGTTAGGAAACATGCGTTGTATTTCTTTAACTGTTGAAAATAGTAAATCTCTTGCCGCGCCTGCTTTATAACTCCATATAGTATAGAATATAGCAGTATCAGGATTTTCTGATTCCTTAGATAAATCTTCTACAGACTCTGGAATGAAATCATGTAGACTTACGCAGACCATTGCTTCTGGTGTATCCTCTACTAAGGCGCCAACAAATCTAAAATTAGAAACCCGAAACTCTACAGGAATCTCGGGTCTCACTGGATCATCTTTGATGTAACTTAGTAGCGGATCGTTGATATTGTTGATGATGTTTAACATGTCGCTACCTTTGATGTTTATAATATGTGTATTTATTACACCTCTAAGAAAATTGTGTTAAAGAATTGTTACAGTCAAAGAATTGGTGGAAGTTAGAGGGGTCGAACCTCTGACCTTCGCCTTGTAAGGGCGTTGCTCTACCACTGAGCTAAACTTCCTAAAATGGTCGGGGTGGTGGGATTCGAACTCACGACCCTCTGCTCCCAAAGCAGATGCGCTAACCAGACTGCGCTACACCCCGAATTTTACAAACTTCCTTTATCTTGCTCCAGTCTGGGTATACACTCAGACTTAGTATGTATCTTACTTCATTTGTAACATTAAACACACTGTGAAATACATCAGTGTTGATTACTGTTGCAACGTCATTATAACAATGTTTATATAAAATGCAATCCTTTTTGGTAGATTTTTCACTATGAAAGGTTACCGGAGTCTTACTGAAATCTCCAATCAATGGTATATTGATTGATGCCTTTCTGTACAAATCCTTGTGTGGGTGTAGAAAGGCATGCGGTTCTAACTCTGCAAAAAATGTTCTACCAATATCTATTTCTAACTCAGGAATTTGATTGTGGATATCTGAAAACAAACTAATGTTTTCTTTAGGTCTAAAATACTTATTAGCATAACCTTCGCTAACCCAAGTACCTTTAGACTTCATGTAATCGATCAATGCCATCTTATCATATTTTAAAAACGGCATCTCAATTACATAATCACTTATATCCACTATATCTCCTAATTTGGCCTGCCCGAGACGATTCGAACGTCCGACCGATGGCTTAGAAGGCCATTGCTCTATCCAACTGAGCTACGGGCAGATAATTTTTACTTACTGCAAGTTGACAGTAGATAGGACTTTGCTGTACGCAATTCAGCGTTATTCAAATACCCATCGTGGTTCTTATCTGCTCGGTCAAACAGTGACTTTGAAACGTCACATACCGAAGTAAGTTCCTTGTATGAAACTTTACCATCCAAGTCCGTATCAAACTGTGTTACCCTATCAACGGCCATTGCATTAGCAGAAATGGCAAATAATCCCAATACAATAAACTTCTTCATAAACTCAATACTCCTGTGTGTAATATGGTGCTGGTTGTCGGATTCGAACTGACGACCTCCTGCTTACAAGGCAGATGCTCTACCAACTGAGCTAAACCAGCATATTCTAAAATGGCTCCACGACCTGGGCTCGAACCAGGGACCCAGTGATTAACAGTCACTTGCTCTACCAACTGAGCTATCGCGGAATCGAACTTAACTATTTAATCTGTAGTATACATGACCAATCATTTTTTGTCAAGACATTTTTAAAATTCTGCTATGCTTTGGAACACCTGACAGCAAGTACTCCATTTGATCCGCAAGGATATTGCGGTTCTGCAAGATCAGATTTTCAAAATGATTAGGCACATAGGGTACATATAGCAACTCCATACGTGCTTCTTTCAATGTCTTACTACCTTTTTTACCGTTACATTCTTTACAAGCGGTCACTACGTTCATCCAAACGTCAGTACCACCTCTGCTCTTAGGCAAGATATGGTCACGACTTAGATGATGATAGTTAGGGAAATGTCCTCCGCAATATGCACAAACATGTCTGTCTCGCCCGAACAATGTTCGGTTTGTTAGACTAACTCTATTGTGGCGTGCAGGGTCAAATCCATGACCTCTAATCGCAATGATGCTAGGTGTTTCTAAATAACTTTCAGTACCGTCGTTTTGAATTCCACCACGATACCGTGCTACTACATCACCCAGGCTCCATGCAACAAGTTCCTTTGCATGATACACAATAGCGTCATCAAAGGAGATCCATTGCCGAGGAATTCCTGAGATGTCCAATGCTAAAACAGCCATGATAACTCCTATCTTTATATATTTACTTTTTAGATACCCGTTTCAAAGTATCTTTACGAACCAATACCTCACGTTGCGTCCCGAACTTAAAGACACGCAGGTATTCTATACCATCAATAACTCTAACATCCTGCAAGGATTTACCATTGCAAGTAAACTTCTCTTTGTTATATACACTTTCAAATGTTACTGTTTTCATGATAATCTCCTTCTATGGCTGGGGATCCAGGGATCGAACCTGGGAATGTCGGAATCAAAATCCGATGCCTTACCGCTTGGCGAATCCCCAATTAAATCTATTCTACTAAATTTTAGTTTTATTGTCAATACCCATAGATATAAATATTTACATGGTTAAACTTATCATCTGGGATATTGACGGTGTACTCTGGAAGGGTAGTATAACCGAAGGCGGTGAGACTACTCTAGACCCAAATATTGTTGCTTTCATACAACAGTC